GGTCGCACCGGCTCCTCCAGCTTACAGAAGGAGTGACACCTGAGGAATTACCTTACACTCACTCCATCCATTCGCGAAAAGCCTCTGAACTATGTTCCCGTTCACTAAGCTTCTTATACCGTAAATACGGTTTGACCGACATGGACCTCTATATATGGCAGCAAGAACTTTTAAAAGTTACTAGCTTGCCGTACCACATAGAAGTCGATTGGGTCGATGAAGTTTTGGACATAGATTATGCTTAACGCATCAGTCCACGACAAAAATTATCACCAAGGATAAATGAATGTCAGCCCAACAACTTTTAACACAACTCGAAGAACAATTGAAAGCATTAAAGCAAGACGGGGTTACTCTCAGCAAACGAGAGAATCACCAAATAGCTCAATCACTTCAAACAGACGTAAAAAGAGATCTCCCTCCAGCAAAAAGGAAGGGGTTCTTTCGTCAAATGTTCGAAATCGCAAAACAAGGACTACCTTACCTGCTGCCAATTATAAAAATGATTGTGTAGCATGGACGGCTCCTCACCCGAATCGACCTGTGAAAAGGTACAACGCTGCCCAATATCGGCAATTTGTTAATACTTTTAACCGTAACATACCCTTGCGTGAAACTCATTCTTTCGGTTCAGAAACGAATCAAACTGTTCACTCAACAGGTTACGATGACTATGGCCCCTACATTGAAATATATGGAGAGGAACCGGTCAATGTAATCCGAGTTGAAACAATAAATTCCGCAACACCCACCGAACCCGGTGACGTAATTTATTATGTCCCAACCAACCCATTGTACTTACCTGGTACTCGAGCATACATTGAGTCCAAGAATTACGATCGGTACAAACTTTTACATTCCTCAATGCACTACGTGCCACAGGTTCCCGTAACTCAAAATGGATCTATCATTTTTACTCCCACGCCCGACGACGCCGATAGTTTCGTCAACGATGGGGAACGACAGTCCATTCTACGAGCCACTGGATACGCAGGTGCTAAATTGTTTAATGTGTGTGAGTCCGAATCTGTAACTATGGAACATTTGTTGCAAGAAGATGTACCACCATTGTACACACAAGGAGGATCATACGGACGTGACGAAAGTGAAGGCTTTTATGTAATAACTGCCGCAACTACTTTTGAAGCAACTGGAACGACCCTAACCTTAGGTTGGATTCTTCTAAAATACCACATCCGCTTCTATAATCCTGTTTTACCTGTAACCTCAGCCCTATTTATCGACGAAATACGAGTCATCAATGATGCTTGGAATGTGATCTTTTCACAATTAGCAGCATTTAAGGATGACATTTTGTGCGGTATATACGCCTATTGGCTGCCCACAGATGAAACTCAAGGATATTATGCGGCAATACTTTTGGAAGACTTAGTGGATTCTGGTGGAAATGTCATTAATGTTTACACAGAGACAAGAGAAAGTTTCTTTTTAACTAAAGGTCAACTAATCTTCTTTTATGTTGCTGACGACAAATTAACGGATTGTGTACAATTTGCACTATCCCCGTCTGACGCCATATCAAAAGAAAACCCTCTACGTTTAGCATACAACCCTACTATTGTAGGTAATAATGTATTCGGTAATTTAAGAGCCGTTTTCTACCCAACCGTACAAGAATTGTAAATAAACAATATATATATCAACTGTAAATACTGTGGAAATATTCCACACATATAATAAAAACAAACAAAAAATAAAATATTGAAAAAC